CCAGAAAATGGTAAAACTTTTGCCGGATTGGGCTGATGATGGAAAACGCCAAGCAATACAAAAAGCGGTTTCTGAATTTGCTATATCGTCTGGGTATACCAAAGAAGAGTTAAATCAACTTGTCGATCATAGGTCGATCATTGTTTTAATGCAGGCTAAAGCATATGCAGATATGCAAAAGAAACAAAACTCCGTTAGGTCTAAAAAAGTTAAAAACAAACCTAAAGTAGTTCGTTCAAAAGCCAAAGCAGATAAAGCAGTAAATGACAAAACTAAACGTGCCAAACAAATGAAACGTCTGAAGCAGACAGGAAGGGCAGAAGATGCCGTAAGTCTGTTTGAGGATTTTGTAGAACTATAATAATAAAGGAGTCATTTTATGGCAATTGCAACTAACACTCGTACTACCTATAGTGCTGTAGGCATTAGGGAAGATTTGAGTGATATCATTTATAATATTAGCCCAATGGAAACGCCGTTTATTTCCTCTGTAGGTAAGGGTTCTTGTGACAATACTCTGTTTGAGTGGCAGACTGATGAACTTGCCGATGCCGCCGCGAACCAGCAGCTAGAGGGAGATGATAGTATGAACGCCCTTGCTGTTGGTGAGCCTCGACGTTTGCAGAACTACTGTCAGATTTCGTACAAAGCCGTTCAGACGAGTGGCACAGCGGAAGCGGTAGATTTTGCAGGCAGGCGCTCATCTCAGGCTTACCAGTTGGCTAAGCGCGCAAAGGAAATAAAAAGAGACATGGAAAAAATGATGCTCTCTGAAGACCTTGCTGTTGCTGGTGCTACTGGTACTGCTCGTAAAACAGCGGCTGTGATGGCGTGGCTAGGTACTGCCGCCGCAGGAACGTCTAACATCATTGATGGTTCCGCATCTCCTGTTGTTGGTATTGTTAATCAGGGTTCGCCTACTGCTGGTTATCCTAATGGTACGTCTGTCGCAAGTCCATCTGGTTCGGATGCAGTTTTGACGATGGCTATGATTAACCTTGCTATGCAACGTGTGTTTACGCAGGGTGGAGAGCCTACTGAGATTATGTGTGATGCTACTCTTAAACAGAAGATTAGCGCTCTTGGTGGTTCTGTTATTGCTGATTTGCAGAAAGACGCTCCGGGTGCAGTTCCGGCTACCGCAGTCAACGCCATTGATGTTTTGGTAACTGACTTTGGTACGCTAAAGGTTGTTCCCAGCCGTCTATGTCTGCCTAATCAGTTGTACTTCTTTGACTATGATTTCTGGTCAATTGACTATCTACGTCCGTTCCAGACCGAAACTCTGGCTAAGACTGGTGACAGCATGAAGCAGTTGATGATTGCTGAATACGGTCTTCGTGCCAAGAATGGTTTGGCAAATGCGGCTGTTATCGGAATTAAAGACGCTTAATGATAAAATACAATAACACTCCTAGTATAGTTGTAGAAGATAATGTGCTTTCACCTGATTTATGTGAACACATAATTGGTTTTGCTAATAACAAAGGGCTTAAACCAAATCTTATAAATCGTGACGGAGAATATATCCAAGATGATGCTAGAACTAGCGAGGGTATATTTTTAGAATACGGTGACAACAAAGTATTAGATGGTGTTATTGAAGCGTTTTCCGGTATGTGTGGTTTATCTCCTGATCGTTTAGAGCCTGTTAGTATTCAAAGGTATCTTCCCGGTCAGGAGTATAAGCCTCATTATGATGGTTTTCTTCTAGATGAAATAGAAGAGATGCCAGAATCTTCAAAGATAAAAGAAGGTGGGAATCGCTGTGTCACTATGATTGCTTATTTAAATGATGTAAGCGATGGTGGTGGCACAGTTTTTCCTGTATTAGGATTAGCAATACAAGCAGTACAAGGTCGAGTTCTTATGTTTGGCAATCTTGACGAAAACAAAATAGTACACCCTGCGTCATTACATATGGGGCTACCTCCGGGTGACGGAGAGAAATGGATTTTAACTTTTTGGTACCGAGAGAGAACAGTAATGGGAATTAAAAAAGACATTAAAAAAGCGGCAAGCAAAACAAAAGTTACAAGGGTAGAAAAGAAACCTATAAACCAAAAAGAAGCACACAATAAGGTGCATGAAAAGTTTAAGAAAATTGCTGGTGATAGGAGTCTTATGCCGTTATGAATTCTTCTGGATGGAACTACGACAACCCCACTGCTAGGCCGTGGAAACTAGATATTAATAGTGATGGTACAGCAACTATAAATACTTACCAAGATGTACAACCTATTATAGAAAGAAATAAATTAAACTATAATAACTTTGGTGATAAACTAACTTATGGAAAGTTAGGTAATGAATATGTAGCCGCATCTATTCCAATGAATGTTTGGGAAATGTGGTGCAAAAAAACAAATAATGCTATTAAAAAAGATGATAAATTACTAGCAAAATACTTAAACGATCCTGATAACAAACACTTCAGGACTACACCAACGAGGATTTAATATGTGGTTATATCAACCTACATTTTCTGGTAACAATCAGTTACCTATTATTAATAACGCCGTTTGGTTTAAGAGCAAGAATAGTTAATGGCTATTAATTCGTACTCTACTCTTCAGACAGCAGTTGCAAACTGGCTAGATAGAGATGATTTATCCGCAAGGATACCAGAGTTTATTGCTTTAAATGAGGCTATATTCAATAGGATATTGCGTATTAGACCTATGGAGACTACTGTAACTGCATCAACTACAGGAGGTACTAAGTCTTATGACTTGCCTACTGGTTATGTCCAGATGAGGCAGATACATTTAAATACTAGCCCAATAACTCCCTTGCAATATTTAACACCTGAAATGATGTATAGAGTTTGGGCTGGAAGTTCTAGCGGTAAGCCACATTCTTACACTATTATTGGTGATAAAATCTTTTTTGGGCCAACTCCTGACTCTGCGTATGACTATGTAATAACTTACTATAAAAAGTTTGATAGCCTTAGTGACAGCACTACAACTAATTGGGTAATACTAAACGCCGCTGATGTATATTTATATGGAACACTATTACAAGCAGAACCATTCTTAAACAACGATCAACGTATTCCTGTTTGGGAAAGAGGATTAAGGCAAGCGTTATCAGACTTGCAAGAGCAAGATGATAAAGATAGACATTCCGGCTCAGAGTTAAGAGTAATGAATACATCTGGATATTATTAAGGTATAAATTATGGGTATAGAAACCGGAAACTTTATAAGTAATTTAAATAGTGCAAATCCGCTATCAAGTGATAATGTTAGTGAAGGCGACGATCATCTTAGACTTTTAAAAAATGTTTTAAAGAAGACATTTCCAGCAGGAACAAATGATTCCGGCCCGGAGCAGGCAGTTCAGATTATTATAGCAAAGTCATCTGCACCTACTATGAGTGGTAGTGCGGCTCAGTCTATGGGCATGGTGTGGTTAGATACCACAAACAATCTATTAAAGATTAGAAACCAAGCAAACGATGCGTGGATTACTTTGGCTGTTAATCCAGAAACAAGTAACAGTGTAGACGTTGATGCAGGAACTATTGACGGAACTACTATAGGAGCAACTTCAGCATCTACTGGTAAGTTTAGCACTCTTAATGTAGCAGGTGATGGAGCCACGGTAACAGGGATTAAAGATGAAGATGATATGTCCTCCAATTCGAATGTTAAACTTGCTACTCAACAGTCGATCAAGGCGTATGTTGATTCCCAAGTTACAGCGCAAGATTTGGATGTTGTTTCTGATGGCGGCACTATCGACGTTGATCTTGATTCAGAAAGTCTTACTGTTACTGGTGGCGAAGGTATTGATACTTCAGCGACAGGTACGACACTTACAATCGCGGCAGAAGAAGCCACATCGTCAAATAAAGGTGTAGCATCATTTTCTACTGATAACTTTACTGTATCTTCTGGTGCGGTAACTATTAAGGATCAGGGTGTTGCTAATGCTGAATTGGCTAACATGGCCGCTAACACAGTTAAAGTACGAGATGCAAATTCTAGCGGTGTTGCTTCAGACAAGGCTGTAGGCAATGGAGAAATCCTAATTGGTGATGGTACTGGATTTACAGCCGCCGCTCCTTCCAGTGATGTATCTATGACGAATGCTGGTGCATTTACTGTCACAAAAATACAAGGTAATGCAATATCATCTAACTCTCCCAGCAACGACCAATACCTAAAATTTTCTACTTCATCTAATGAATGGCAACCTGTAAGTGTTTTGGCTCCTGACCGCCTTACTACCAAAGGTGACTTGCTTGTTTACAACACAGTAGACTCTGAAACAAGATTACCTGTAGGCGCTAATGGTAAATACTTGCAAGCAGACTCTACCGCAACAAACGGTGTTGCATGGGCTGATGTTGCTGTTGCTGACGATTCTGTTACTCAAGCAAAAATTGCTGATGACGCAGTAGGGGCCGATCAACTTGCCGCTGATGCTGTTGTTAGTGCAAGCATTGTTGATGGCGCTATTGTTAATGCAGACATTAATGCAAGCGCGGCTATTGATGCTACTAAGATTGCAGATGGTTCAGTTACTAGCGCAGAATTTCAATATATAAATACTCTTAGTTCTAATGCCCAAACTCAGATAGATGCTAAAGCCGCAGTTGGTACTGCTAATACATGGACAGCAGGACAACGTGGAGAGATTACGGCTCTTTCAGATGGCGCGACAATAACTATCGACATGGCTGATAGTAATAACTTTTCTGTTACACTTGGCGGTAATAGAACATTTGCTAACCCATCTAATGATACGGCAGGGCAGAGCGGAAGCATTTTTATTACACAGGATGGTACTGGATCAAGGACGGCTAGTTGGGGAACCGATTGGGATTTTGCAGGAGGAACTGCACCTACATTGACTACAACAGCAGGAGCAGTAGACAGGGTTGATTACGTTATTAAGGACGCATCTAACATCCACGCCGTAGCAACTCTTAACTATTCCTAATGCCTGTATTTAATAACATACTTGCTGGCTCATCGGGTCAGGGCGATACTGGCTACGACATAGATCAATCGTTGCGGATTTATGGCAATGGCACTCACCTGACTCGCTCCCCTAGTAGCAGTGGCAATTTAACTACTTGGTCTTTGAGTATGTGGGTTAAGCCGGATATGGTTCCCAAAGGTGCGGAAACAACATCCAATGGCAATAACTTGACGTTTTGGTCAGCAGGTGACGCAGAAACAAATTCTGGATATACCGATTTTTGCTACCTACACGCGCAAGACACTACTAACTTTGACATCAGATGGCATATGTCTGCGTCAGGTAGCATGGTTGCTAATAAAACAACTACCAGAAAATTTCGTGACCCATCTGCTTGGTATCATTTTGTCTTTGTATGGGATACAACAAACAGCACTGCAACAGACAGGATGAGGCTGTATGTCAACGGAGAGAGAGAAACCTCATTTTCGTCATCTACAGACCCATCATCTTCAACATCATCGTACTTAATGAATGTTGCCAATCAGGATCAAATGATTGGGAACTACTCTTATTACAATATTCCTTATTACTCAAACGGTCATTTTCCGGCTAATTCGTATATAGCAGAAGTAAACTTTATAGACGGCCAAGCCCTTACAACCGCATCCTTTGGTGAAACCAATTCAGCCACTAACCAATGGATTCCTGTTAAGTACACAGGAAGTTACGGCACTAACGGCTTCTACCTAAAGTTCCAAGACTCATCTGCGCTAGGCGATGACTCTAGC